TCACCGAAGAACGAATCAAGTCTGCAGAGCTGTCGCACAACGCGCAGATGCTGCAGCACGAGCAGGAGCAGACTGCACTGGCCGCGCAGGAAAGCGCACAACGAACCCTAGGAGTGTAAGATTATGGCACAAAATGACAGCGCCCAAATGGGCCAAGACGTCCCCTACCACAAGCGTATCGCAATGGGCGCATCGCTGGATGGTACATCGCTCGGTGGTAAAGAGCCGACCAAGACCTCCGCACCCGCTCGCCCCACCAGCAGCAAAGGCGGCGGCGCACTGGCACAAGCCAAGAAGAAATAATGCGATACGTCAGCGACTTCATCGGTGCTGTTGAAGTCCGCAAAGCGGCGATCGCGAAGTCATTGGTCGACGGCAATGCCGTAACCTTTGAGGCCTACCAACGCCTAGTTGGCCAGCACCAAGGGCTTGAAGAAGCTCTGGGTATTTTAAATGACCTGTTAAAGGAAAAAGATGATGATGACAGATAATCAGTCGGGTGCTTCGAATGAAGCGCAACTGCGGGAAGCATTTCCCGACATAGACCCCGGCGCAGTTCCTGTAGGTGGCCGTATTCTCGTTCAATGGCGAGCAGTGGCCGAATGTATCACTCCGGGCGGTCTGATACTTCCCGAAGAGACGAGAGAAACGGAGAAATGGAACACGCAGGTCGCGAAAGTGATCTCCATGGGTTCCTTAGCTTTCAAGAAGCGCGACACACTCGATCCGTGGCCGGAAGGCACTTGGATCGAAGTGGGAGACTACGTGCGTATGCCCAAATGGGGCGGCGACCGGTGGGAAGTACCTTTCAAAAACGGCAAAACCGAGGCGAAAGCGCTTTTCAGTATCTTCAATGATCACGAGGTGATTGCAAAAGTCACTGGTGACCCTTTGAAAGTGAAGGCATATCTATGACTGCAACCGAAAAATTGGACCTTCAAGTCGCCGAAGAATCAGACGGCTCGGCCACCGCGATCCTGCCCGAGGGCGAAGCGCCCGCTGGCGAGGGGATGCAAACGGGTGGACGCGTCGAAGCGGACGATGGTGATGATGGGGACGATCCTGCGGATAACATTCCGCACGCGGACCCCGAGCGTGAAGCGATCCGACTAGCTCGTCGAGAGGAACGGCAGCTCAAGAAGAAGCTGCAAAAGGCGAAGCAGAGCGAATCGAACCACCTGATCACGTCACTCAAGCGGCAGAATGAGCAGATGGCCGAGCGCCTGAGCGTACTGGAGCGGCGCACTGCCGGTTCGGACCTTGCCCGACTGGACAAAGCCATTGAGGATGGTAATCTACGGCTGCAATATGCCAAGATGAAGGTCAAAGAGGCGACCGAGATGGCCGATGGCGCGGCGACGGTGGAAGCGCAAGAGGCGTGGTACGAGGCTCGACGTCAAGTCGAAGCGCTCGAAGCGCTGAAGAAAAAGGCAGTGGCGACCGAACCCGGCGGCAATTCCGTGCCCCGTGCTCCGGACCCGCTACTCAAGCGGCACGCATCCGACTGGATGGCGCGCAACGACTGGTATGACCCCAATGGCGGGGATATGGATTCGAAGGTCGCGACCAAGGTCGACGAGGCGCTTGTCGCCGAAGGCTGGGATCCGAAGACCGCCGATTACTGGGTCGAACTGGATAATAGATTGACAAAATACCTACCGCACCGTTATAATGCGGACAACGACAATCCGTCGTCTACTCGGAGACCCCGATCTGTGGTAACTAGCTCAGGACGCGAATCCTCATCCAGCTCTCGTGGCGGGAATGAATTTCGATTGAGTCCTGATCGAGTCAAGGCCATCAAGGAAGCCGGGCGGTGGGATAACATCGCTGAGCGCAACAAGATGATCCGTAAGTACGCAGAATATGATCGCATGAACGCGAATAAGGGGTATTGAAATGAGAGACGAACGATTGAAAAAAGATCTTACCGGCGGTGGTCGCGAATCTCGCGCAATGCAAGATAGCAATCGCAAACCAGCGACGGATGAGTTGGCTAATGCTCAGGAGCGTCGTAAGATGTTCCGCTCGGAATGGATTCAAGAATCCCTGCCGACCCCACCGGATATTCCGGGGTTTCATGTATGTTGGCTATCGACCACCAATGGGTACGACCCTATCCATAAGCGCGTGCGCATGGGTTACGAACCAGTAAAAATCGAAGAGGTTCCGGGCTTTGAGAACTACAAAGTTAAAGCCGGTGAGCACACTGGATTCGTCGCTTGCAACGAGATGCTTCTGTATAAACTTCCAATGGACGTGTATCAGGACATCATGGCTGAATTGCACCACTACGCTCCTCAGGACGAGGCGGACAAAATCCGCGTTCAGGCTGAGCAGCAAATGGGGCGGGACAGCAACGGCAGGCGTCTTGGACAGGTCGAGGGCGAAGGCATCATGGAGCTGGATAAACCCATGCCCGTGCCAGTATTTAACTGAGCACATTATTCGAACCTGATTTGGAGTAAGATATATGTCTTCATCTAATGCACCGTTCGGCTTGCGTCCCTCGTTCCACCCATCGGGTCTGGATCGTGCGGTTGCTCTGCCCGACGGCATCCTGTCGGGTTACACCAGTAACATTTTGAAGGGTCAACCCGTCAAGCTGGCTACTACTGGCGTAATCCAAACCGCCGCTGCCGGTGATTCTTTCCTTGGTGCCTTCGCTGGCGTTCAATGGACCGATACCACTGGCCGTTTCCGTGTATCGAACTACTGGCCCGCGAATACCGCGTACGTCACCGGTTCGTGCGTCGCTTATTTCTACCAAGATCCCCAGATCGTTTACGATATCCAGTGTGACGGCTCTCTAGCCTCTTCCGCTGTTGGTGATCAGGCTGACCTGAGCAACGTCACCGCTGGTTCGACAACCACGGGTCTGTCGCAGTGCACGCTGTCCAGCACTCTGGCTGGCGCAGCTGCTACCGCGCAGATGAAAATCATTGGCCTCTATCCTGGCGTTGATAACGCTTGGGGCGATGCTTACACCATTGTGCAAGTCCAAGTCAATAAGTCGCAGTATCAAGCGACTGTTGCAGCTGTTTAAGGAGGTACTGAAAAATGGCCGCTCCAATGAGAAGTACCGACTTTCGTAGTATTGTCGAACCCATTCTGAACGAATGCTTCGACGGTATCTACGAACAGCGTAAAGACGAATGGTCTCGCGTGTTCCGTGAGGAACAAGGCATTCCACGCAATTACCACGAAGAGCCTGTCCTGTACGGATTCGGCGCTGCGCCCCAACTGCCTGACGGAACTCCGGTTTCGTACCAGCAGGGTGGCGTACTCTTCTTGCAACGCTATGTGTACAATGTGTATGGCCTCGCCTTCGCATTGACCAAAGTGTTGGTGGAAGACGGCGACCATATCCGCATTGGCCAAGTGTACGCCAAGCACCTCGCACAGTCTCTCATCGAGACCAAAGAGACGCTGTCGGCGAACGTGCTCAATCGCGCTTTCAACTCGTCCTACGTTGGTGGCGACGGCGTGTCGTTGATTAATACCTCTCACCCCATCGTGAATGGTACTTTCAGCAATCAGCTGTCCACTGCTGCGAACTTGTCGCAGACATCGCTTGAGCAGATGTTGATTCAAATCCGTCAGGCTGTGGACAACAACGGCAAGAAGATCCGTTTGGTGCCCCGCCAATTGGTGGTCGCCCCCGGCAACGTCTTCCAAGCGGAAGTGCTGCTCAAGTCGGTCCTGCGTGCGGGCACTGCGAACAACGACATCAACCCGGTGAAATCCATCGGCTTGCTGGACGAAGGCGCAGCTGTTCTGTCCCGTTTGACCAACGCTAACGCATGGTGGGTCCAGACCGACGCTCCCGAGGGCATGAAGCTCTTGATGCGCCGCGCACTGGAGAAAACGATGGAAGGTGACTTCGAGACCGATTCTATGCGCTACAAAGCGACAGAGCGTTATCAAGTCGGCTTCACCGACCCCCGTGCTATGTACGGCACAGCTGGCGTTTAATCGCTAGTTACGGTCTTGGCGGGGGGCCGCAAATCCCCCGCCGCCTTTATCAACATCGGTCAAACTTTTCAAGGAGCAGACCATGCCTCAATTTTCAGATGACCTATTCCTAGGTCCGGCTATTACCTATATGGGTACCGGCATTCGCCCGTACACCACCACTTTCACCGGTTCGATGTCGGGTACTACCCTGACCGTTACCGCTTTGTTGCAAGGTGCGCCCATCGTTGTGGGTATGTACGTTGACGGCTCCAGCGTAACCGATGGAACTTACATTACCGCATTTGGCACTGGCACAGGCGGCACTGGCACCTACACGATTAACCAATCGGTAACGGCCTCCAGCACCACCATGTATGCCCACGGCAACATCGCTTTTGATGACCCTGCCCCCATGGATCTGGGTATCGGACCTGTTGGTCGCGTCTACATTTGGGACGTTATCCCTCAAGCTGCTGTAAACAACAACATCGCTGCATCGCAAGCACCTTCTGGCGCTGGCTCGCTGACGTTGACTGCTGGCACTTCAGCCAAGTCTATTGTTCGCAATGACGGCACAACTGTTATTCAACTTGATTTGCCACGCGCAATCAAAGTGAACAGTTCAACAACTGCTCGTGCATTTACTGTTAGCGGTTACGACTACTACGGTCAAGCAATGACTGAGACCATCACAGTTTCTGTCGCAGGTACTGCTGTTACTGGTAAAAAGGCTTTCTTCCAAGTTTCAGGCGTGACCATTGCTGGTTCTGCGACTGCCGTTGTGGTTGGTACAAGCGATGTGCTTGGTTTGCCTGTTCGCGTGTTCAACGTGGCCTATGTTGCCAGCGTCAAGAGCAACAACACACTGGCACAAGACGCTGGTACGTTTGTTGCCGCAGACACTGCTACGGCTACCACCACTACTGGCGATGTTCGCGGTACTTACGTTCCCGCAACGGCTTCGGACGGCATCGTGCGTACCGTGATGACCATTGCCCTTCCCGCTATTGCTGTTGGTCCTAACGCTACCCGCGTTGGAGCCCTTGGCGTTACCCAAGCATAAGGAGTAGATCATGGCTGAATTTAAACCAATGGTCAAAATGATGACCACCGAGCCTTCAGTAGAGCTGAAGCTGAAGAAAGGTGGTTCTGCCACCTTTAAGATGCTTCACAAAGAAGGAGCTAAGCACGGGTTCAAACCGGTAAAAAAGATGGACGGTGGGGCGATGGGCGCTTTAGCGGGTTCACCCGCCCTACCAATGGGTAACCCTGCTGCAGCTCGCGCTATGGCCGCAAAACGCCCAATGATGCGTCCCACTCCTCCGACTCGCGGCATGCCCGCAGTTGGTCGTCCAGCGATGCCCCCGGCAATGCCTCCAGCTCCCATGGGTCGCCCCATGATGAAGAAGGGCGGCGAAGTCGAGACTCCATTCATGCACAAGATGGAGATGAAAGGCATTAAAGTAATCGGCAAGGAGCTGAAGAAGCACGAAGGCATGCCAGCGTCCAAGGCTCACAAAGGTCTCAAGACTGGCGGCGTTGTAAATGGCAATGGCGGCGGTTACAAGACCGGCGGCGTGGTCAACGGCAATGGCGGCGGCTACAAGACTGGCGGCGTAGTCAATGGCAATGCCGGTGGATACAAAAAAGGCGGTGCTGCAAAAAAGCATTTTGCTACGGGGGGCGTAGTTGATTCTGGCCGCGCCGTAGCAATGCCGAAAAAGCCACCTTCACAACCTGTCTCGATAAGCAAATTATCCGGCACGTTTAAAAAAGGCGGCATGGTCTGCTGACATAGTGGGGGCTTCGGCCCCCGCTTCTTATTGGAGATATCATGGCTGATGCAGTAGCAAGTCAAACGCTGTTCGATGGTGAACGCGTAGCGATTATGAAATTCACAGACACCAGTGATGGCACTGGTGAAACCAACGTCGTCAAAGTTAATCCCGCGTCTTTGAGCTCGTCTGCGGCTGGTGGGGTATGTAACCGAGTGACTATTACTAAGATCACCGCATTGACTCATGGGATGGAAGTGCAGCTGAAATGGAAAGCGTCGACCCCAGTAATTATTGAAACGATTCCGCAGAATAGTGCATACACGCAAGATTACAGCGCGATCGGCGGGCTTATCAATAACGCTGGTACCGGTGTAGATGGGGCAATTACTTTCACTACACTCGACGCTTCAGCTGGAGACACCTACACGATTGTGCTTGAGATGGTTAAGCATTACGTGAATCCATACGATACGTTGTAATATGCCGAGCAAATCGCCAGCTCAACACCGGTTGATGGAGGCGGTAGCGCACTCGTCAGCATTCGCCAAGAAAGTCGGAATTCCGCAAAAGGTCGGGAAGGAGTACGCTAATGCTGACAAAGGTAAAAAATTCGCTAAGGGCGGTGTATCGCTGGCTGTGGGACGGGGTGAAAAACTACCAGTCTCGCAGGGCGCGGGGTTGACAGAGAAAGGTCGGATGAAGTATAATCGTGCGACTGGCAGTAATTTGAAGGCCCCACAGCCGCAAGGCGGAGCGCGTAGAGATTCCTTCTGCGCTCGGATGGAAGGTAACCCAGGTCCGTTGAAAGACGAACATGGGCTCCCGACTCGGAAAGCTGCATCACTAAAACGTTGGAATTGTCCGGGGTGGTAATGGCGACATCTGGAACCGTAGGTTTAACCACAGTCAGCGTTCAGAACCTGATTGACGATGCCGCTCGTGCGGCGGGTAAGCTTGCGGAAGAGCTGACGGTGGAGCAGGTGGTATCGGCCAAGCGCAACTTGTTCTACGTCCTGTCTTCAATAATTAACCGGGGCATTCAGTACTTTGCAGTAAAAAAGACCGTAATCGGTCTGAACGCGAACCAGTACATCTACACACTCCCGACCGGGTCCAATGACGCACTTAACGTCTTGTACCGGACGATGAATCGCCCCACCGGATCGTACTCGACCTCGGCGGGTGGAACAGTCGCCAATGCATTCGACAACAACATCGACACCTACTGCCAGCAAACGTCGGCCAATGGCAATATATCTGTTAACTACGGCGCTAGCGATCCTATCTACATCGGCTCTATTGGCATACTGCCCTACGTCAGTGGCGGCGGCAGCGCTTCTTGGACGCTGACACTGGAGTATTCGCCGGACGGTTCCACGTGGAGCACGCTGGAGAATATCGGTACGGTGGTAGTTACGGACAAGAAGTGGATATGGTACGACGTCGATCCGGGGCAGGATGTGATGGCATACCGCGTCCGGGCTTCCGGGGGTACCACGCTCGCACTCCGCGAATTCTATCTTGGTAATAATAGCCGCGAGATCCAGATGTCCCGTCTGAACCGCGATGACTACACTAATCTACCGAATAAGAATTTCACCGCGAACCAGCCCTTTCAATATTGGTTCGACCGCACGCTGCCCGTACCTTCGCTCTACTTGTGGCCCGTGCCCTCCGATCCGTTCGTGCAGATGACCGTCTGGTACTCCGCGCAGATCGAGGACGTCGGTGCGCTATCCGGACAGCTGGCAATCCCGGACCGCTGGTTACTGGCGATCCAGTCGATGCTCGCGCACCGTATGGCGTTGATTCTTCCTACCGTCCAGCTGGACCGCATCCAGTACCTGGAAGGTCAAGCCGAGAAGAATTTCAACGCTGCCGAACAGGAAGAGCGCGACAAGTCTCCGATCTACTGGGCACCGAACATTTCGGTGTACACACGATAATGCCAGTATTTCTCGACACCATAGGCCTCGCCTCAGTCGCGATCGCTGTCTGCGACCGCTGCAAGATGAAGGTACCGTTCACCACGCTGGTGGCTGATGGAAATTCGCCCGGACTGCGGGTCTGCGCCGAGCGTGGATGCCGCGACACATTGGATCCCTATCGACTCCCGGCTCGGCAGACTGAACGTATTAACCTTCGATTCCCCCGCCCGGATGTGTCCCTGACGGGAGTGGACGACCAATCGCCGCTATATCGCGGCAAATATGGACCGCATTAATCGCTATGGCACAACTGAACTACACTCCAATTCAGCTGTATTACAGCACTGTAACTACTCACGTACCGTCCGGCACGCGCCTCGCATACGGCGAATTAGCGCTCAATGCAGCTGACGGTAAGCTGTACTACAAGAATTCGACGACCGGCAACGTGACTGTCTTAGCTGACGGTTCGATTGCCACTGGTAATCTGCCGGGTGGCTCTGCAGGCACTGTGGTTTACCAGAGCGCCACGGGCGTTACGGCGTACTTGCCTATCGGCGCTGCCAACTCGCTGCTGTACTCGACCGGATCGCTGCCCGCATATGCGACCCTGGGCTCGGCTGGCTCGATCGTGTACACCAATGGTACTGCGCCCACGTCATTGGCGATTGGCGCACAAGGTTCAATTCTTTACGCCAATGGAGCTACCCCTGCCTATGCATCAATTGGCTCAGCAGGTTCTTTGATCTATTCAAACGGGACTGCACCAACTGCATTACCAATCGGTACAAATACCTATGTGTTGGTTTCCAATGGGTCGATTCCAACATATGTTAACCCGGCCAGCTTAAGTGTCGGTACGGCCGCGTCGGCCACTTTTGCTACCACCGCTGGGTCAGCATCGACAGCGACCACCGCGACCACAGCGGCAAATATCGTTGGCGGTACCACCAATCAAGTGTTGTACCAGACCGGCGCTGGTGCTACCAGTTTTGTATCTGCTCCATCAATTTCCGGAACGGTTTTGGGCTGGAATGGTTCGCAGATCACATGGGTGAATGCTCCTGCCGCCACCACCACTACGAATATTGCTGGTGGTCTTCAGTACCAAATCCCGTATCAAAGCGCTCCGGGTTCTACGACTTTTAGCAGCAGCCTGACGTACAACTCGAGCACTAATACATTTAGCACGGGCAATGTAGCTGCCACTGGTTCAGTGTCTGCGACCACATCAGTGTCTGCTGGTACGTCAGTGTCTGCTAGTACCACCGTGTCGGCTGGTACGTCTATAACAGCAGGATCGTCCATCACCGCTACTACATCGGTAACTGGCGCAACGGTCACGGCCAACGGAACGATCACAGGTTCGGCAGCAACTGGCGCTATTAACTACGGCACTCTGAACTACTCGGATACAAACATTTTCTCGTCGTATTCGACTTCGGTCAACAACTATGCGCAGAAAATCATACAGAACACAAGTTCTGGTACATCTGCATCGGTAGACTTCATTGTCTCGAACGATCAAGGTACTGCATCGACGTTCTACGGCGACTTCGGTATGAATAGTTCCACCTACACTGGAACTGGGCCATTCCAAGCGGCCAGTATTGTTTACCTATACTCCATTAGTACGGATTTGGTAATCGGAACGAAGTCCAGCAATTACTTACGACTGGTTACCAATGACAATGCCGCTGATTCATTGACGATCAGTCCGACGAACGCCATTGCCTTCAACGGAAACTACGGAACATCTGGTCAGCTTTTACAATCTGGGGGTACGGCAGGCGCTCCGGTTTGGGTGAATTCCGATCAGTTCGGTACATCCAACGGAAAGTTGTACTTCTTCGGGCAATTTTAAGGAGCCATCATGGCATCAGGCACCCTAGGTCAGGCATCACTCTCAGCGGCGACGTACACGACCGTGTATACAGCGGCTACGACCCCATCCACATTCAACGTGCAGATCGTCAACACCACCGGCACTCCTATTGCTGTGCGGCTGGCAATTGCAGCATCTGCCACCCCAACTGCAAGCGAATTTCTTGAGTACGATTCGGTCATACCGGGTAACGGCGTTTTGGAGCGAGGCGGTATTGTTGCCACTTCTGGCAAGAGAGTGGTGGGGTATGCCTACTTCGCTGGCATTTCAATCAATGTTTATGGTTACGAGGGTTAATCTATGTCACGCACACTTACTACAACCAACACCAACACTAACTCTGACCAAGTAATCCAAGAGGTTACAACGTCTACCGGCTTTAGTGCTGGTGACTTGGTGTATTACAATCGCGTAACCGGTAGCTACGGTACTCCTCAAGCAGACCCAAGCTCCACTGCTGTTTTTAATAACAGTCTACAAAACTATTCGTATTCCCCCGGAGCATCTGCTGGCGTAGTGCAGATGCAATTGCCGTTTTATCCCAATGGCGCAAGTACATCAAAATTTAACCAAGCAATACTGACTAACGGAAACATTGTTACTGCTTACTACAACCCGACCGCTGCATACGCCTATTTTTATATTTCAACTCAAGCTGGAGTTCAAGTAGTAGCGCCGACCATATTGAATACAGGATCGTTTCAACCAACAAATTACAGCAACATTGGGTATTACATTAGTGTTGTTGCATTAGTAGGCGGAGGTTTTGTAGTCTGCTGGAACAGCTCGGGTCAGTTGACCTATGGTGTGTACACCAATGCTGGCGCTGTTACTACGGCGATTCAGCAAGATACGTCGTCCAACTATCCGTCTAATACCACCGGCGGTATGACAAATATCGTGGCTTTGCCCAATGGTGGTTTCGCGGTAGCGATGGCAAACACCGGCGATAGGACTGTGCGTCATCGTGGATACACGGCCACTGGAACTGGCGCGTACACATGGGTAAGTTGCGGCGGCACGAATTTGATAACCGTGGCCTACTTCCCAATTGGTATTGGTGCACGCTCTGACAACAGCATAGTTCTTGCCTACAAAACGGACCGTAATAATAGCGAACAAGCTGTCGCTTATTCCGTTTGGACTTCTGCTGGCGCTCAAACACTCAACAATTATTTTTATCCCGGCGCTCCCGGCGCAGTTAACGGCACAGCTGCCCTGTACTCATCTGTTGATCTTTGTATTCTGAGTGACAATACCGCAGTGATTGGGTACTTGAGCAATACGTTCGGTGGAAGTCGCCCTTACATGCGCCGACTCACATCCGGCAACTCGCTCGGTGTTGAAATAGCACTTATGGGTGCTCCATATGATCGGACTTATGGCTATACGACTGATGTAGAAAATGGTGACCCACCATTGCGTTTTTATGCGCTTGCAAATGGAAACATACTTGTGCTTTGGGCAGATGCTTGGTATGCGCTAAATTATCTAGTGGTTACCTCAACTGGCGGCCTTGTTACTGGTTCAAAAGGCCAAAATCAACCATTAGTGCGTCAAGAAATCACCTGCTACTCTTGGTATATGGGTATTTGCATAAATGAGATTACTAGCGCAGACACAATTCGGTTGTGTTTTATAAACAGACCCGCAGCTTCCAGTGCCAACTATTTATATCATGACCAACAATTCATGAATATTAGTTCTATCTCATATCAGGCCGTGCCTGCTACGCCGATTGCTTTGCAGCCCACAATAACAGTCCCGATGACTGCTAGTGCGTCGTATAACCCCGGATTGTCGACACCTACCAAGGCGTACTGGACAGCTACTGATAACGTGGTTATCGACACATACAAACGTCATAACGGGAATCAGGCCACCAATTATGGCGGTACATATGATTTTGTTAAGTGGCCCACCGTTATTCCAACTGGCAGCGCCAATTCGCAAGGCACTAACAATACACCTGATTATGTGCGCAGTCATGGAGACGGACTTAACATTAACGGCTTAGCATCCTGCACATTGCCAAATGGAAACATGGTCGTAGCTTGGCAGTCTTATGCTAACCAAGTGGGCGGGTCGATAAACCAGTCGACTGTATGGATGGCTATCATCAGCCCCACTGGGTCTGTTCTTCAATCTCCAATTTTTGTAGGATTCACCTTTTCATATGCTTCTGCTAGTGGAGCTCCGGACAATATGGTGAAAATATGTCCGACAACCAACAACAAAGTAGTTGTCGCACTAGAAACTAGGTTCACTGACCAAACTTACATTTGGCAATTAATCGTGATGTCGCCTACGTCTAGCGATCCAGCGAATCCGGGTTACGCGCAGACTTTAGCTATGTCTCCAAGCAGTGCATTCACTGGTAATTATTCTTTTTATACTAATCAAAGTGGTGGAACAGAACGAGGATGCTCTTTGACCGCTATGGGCCTAACATCAACCGGTAATGACCGTATTGTTTTTGGAGCCGTGTCAATTCGAGCGTCAGATGGTTATCAATTTGGACATGCTATCGTTATGGATTGCGTGACCGGTGCAATTCTTGCAAGTCTCCCGCAGACTAATTATCCATCCATTTATGGTTACCAATGCTACCGCGTCAGTGTTGCGGCTTGCTACCAAGGCCAAGGGTTTTGGATGGTAATCTATCAAGACATTGATGATGGCGGTAGACGGCCGTGGTTCTTTTGGTGCGCAGAAACGGCCCCAAATACATTCACTTATAGCTCCTATCAAGTTATAAATGATGCGAACGTATCAATTGCCAACAATACTCAGAATCGTTTCTGGGTAACGCATAACAATCAGCTAGTATCTTCTTACTACCGGTTGGATGATAACTACATGTACGTTGTTGCTTTCATGCATAACAATCTTGGACAGCCCACATTGATTCAAAACTTTCCTTGGGCTCCAAACAGTATAACCACTGGTAATGCAGTTGTACTTGGCATGACAAGCACCGGGTATCGAACTGCATTCCAGCCTCAAAGCAATGATCGGTATTATTGGATCACTTGGAACAACCAATGGGGTCGAATTCTTCCGACTACAGATGGCGGCGATGTATCTTGGGGCATGATTGGCGCTAACAGCTATTACATTGCCAGCGCTGGTACAGCACAAGGTTCATACCATATGTCCTTTTTTGGTTATGGCACTTGGCAAATTACCAGCGGCCCCGGTAACACCGTAATGGTTGTGTACCGTAGTTTTGAAACCAAACCAATGTTTTTCATAACCCGGGTTGTGCCAGAATCTCCTGCTGCGATCATGCCGAACGGTACCTCAACATCGGCCATATACACTCCCCTTAATAGAAACAACGGGTATGTTCTAGCTGGAGTTGCATTGCAAACAGTGGCAGCTGGTGGCGCAGGCCAGATACTTGTCAATGGAACCGCAACATTGAATAGCAATTACCCTGCAACAGGCTCTGGCACTTTTGACTTTTCAGCGCCAAACAACAATATTGGCGGCGCCAAGGGCTCTTGGCAAGGTCGTAACATAGTTTTGCAAGGAAACACACCATGACACCTACGATTATTCAAAGCGGGCAGATTTTTAACCCTATTACTGGAATATTCGGTACTGGGCAAATACAAATTTTTCCGGGGCAAATGGGCCGGTATCAGATGAGTTACAACTCAAGTGGAAACCAGCAAAATTTAGACGTTTATAACCAACCCTATTTTTGGTATGTACCACCCGGCATTACACGTTGCCGAGTGCGTCTGTGGGGTCCGGGCGGTTTCTATGGTGGAGGCGGCGGCGGATTCTGCATGAAGGTTATTGATGACCTGAGCGGCGTAACTAAAATCCCAGTCACAGTTGGTGTTATTAGCAATTCGATCAATGCCGTTGGTGGTATTACTCAATTTGGCGATTACTGTCAGGCTACAAATGGCGCTAGTTATGATGGGCAATTTGATACCGACCCGATGGCTGGTGGAGTCGGAATTGGTGGTGATGTTAATTATCGCGGTGGTTGGGGCCGGTATCAAAAAGCTGGCGGTGGCGCTGCTGGCATTTTTGGCAATGGTGGTGATGCTGGTCTGTATGGTGGTCAGCAAGGTAACGCTGGCGGCGGCTCTTGGGCCAACGACCCACCTAATAACTCATCCAGTGGTGGCTGGAGAAACTATGCTGGCGGCAATGGCGCTGTAGGCAAAGGCGGTGTTTGGATAAGTAACTATGGTGTCTCTGGAACGCCTAATAATTTCTACAACCCTATTCTGCCAACATCTGGAATGGAAAGTCAGTATTCCATCGACTTCATTAGTTGCGGCGGTGGCGGCTCTTACTTCCAAGCTGGAATCAATGGAGGCGGTGGAGGAGGATGGCTTACAGATACACAGACCGGTTCTACTAACGGCGGGTTCCCCGGAGGCGGCGGTGGCAAATTTGGTTACGGCGCTGCTGGCCTATTAATTGTGGAGTATTGAAATGATTGATCAAAATACACAGGTTGTGAGTGCGACAGGAGCTTGGGTTTTAGCTGGTGATGTACAGGTTGGCGATAAGGTCCAGACCTTAAACACTTCCAGTAAAGCGGCGGGGTTCCATGCGGTCACAGCAAAAACAACACAAGATGTTAGTTGTGTGACCATCACATTTCAAACGCTATCTCCAACAACCATCGGCGTTGACACTTTGATTTATGCGAACAACGCATGGGTTAAAGTCAGAGACTTAAAAGTAGGCGACAACGCCTCTGCCGAAGGAAATCTGGATGTGGCGGTTATTACCGCGATTAGCGATCCTGCTACTGTTAGTGCAATTGAATTTGCAGTTGAGACAGATAGCGGCTTGTTGTGCAATAACTTGATAGTTAAAACGGCCTAACAGAGGAGAACGAAATGGCGAAGAAAAATTGGATCGCTGGCGCTATTAAGCACCCGGGTGCTTTGAAGGTCGCCTTGCATGTACCAGAAGGCAATAAGATTCCGGCCAAGAAGCTGGATAAAGCTGCCAAGGCTCCCGGCAAGCTGGGCCAGAGGGCTCGTCTTGCAAAGACGTTAAGAGGCTTTGACTAACATGAATGTTGATATCGATCCAGTACGCTACGGCGCACTTTGGCAAAAAGTTCAAGACCTCGACAAAAAAGTGGACAAGCTTGAGACCGGCATGGAAGAATTACTGACCCTCGCGAACAAGGGTCGTGGTGGCTTTTGGGTCGGTATGACTATTGTCTCTGGAATATCTACTATCGTCGGATACCTAACGCACTGGGTGCACAAGGGGTAATTTTGATCGACCCGATAACCGCTTTCGCCACGGCCCAAGCGGCTGTCAAAGGTGTTCAAGCAGCGATCAAGCTCGGTAAGGATATCCACGCCATAACCGGCGAGGCGATGAAATTCTTTGAGGCGAAGGATGTCGTCCAACGCGAGGCGTCCAAGCCCAAAAGCACATTCGCAAAGTCCGATACGGCGCAAGCGTTCGAGATCGTCATGCAAGCCAAGATGCTGAATGACGCCGAGAAAGAGCTGAATAACTGGATGGTGATGAGCGGACACGCGGATTTGTGGCAGCAGCTGCTTATCGAGCGCAATAACATCATTCAGAAGCGCAAGAAGCAAGAGATCTTGGACGAGCAGAACGCTGCGGCCAAAAAGAAGGAGATGGACGAGCTTATTAACTGGTTGCTCGGTGGTGCGATAGTAATTTTGGTACTTGGGCTCATCCTGTGGTGGCTCACTATGTTGTTGGAGAAGCATTAATGATTCCTATAGTCGCGTCCCTGCTCGGGACTCTAGCTGAAAACGGGCTGGGGCTCCTGTCCTCGGCTATTCAGGCCAAAGGCAAAGAGGTGGTCGAGAGCACCTTTGGGGTCAAGATCCCCGACGCACCTACCCCGGAGGATGTAGCCAAGCTGCGCCAGCTGCAATACGACCACGAGGAACGGCTGATCGAGCTGGGCATTCAAAAAGCTCGAATGGAGCTGGACACGCTCAAAGTGTTCGCCCAAGCGGCCCAGAACGAGGACAACAACGTCTCCGACCGCTGGAAAGCGGACATGAGCTCCGACTCGTATCTCTCCAAAAACATTCGGCCCCTGAGCTTGGTCGCTATCTTTACGGCCTACTTCTTGTTCGCCATGATGTCGGCCTTCGGCCTTAACGCGAATCAGTCCTACGTCACCCTATTGGGCAACTGGGGGATGCTAATCATGGGCGCGTACTTCGGTGGCCGCACGATCGAGAAACTGGCAGACATGAGGAGTGG